CTGGTACTGTGGCGACTGGCCAATTTGTCAACGAATTGACAATAAATTGATTTGTGCTATAATGACAGATGAAAAAGTACCTTGTCCTAATTGTGGGTGTGTTTGTCCTTGCGAATGCGAGGACTGCGATTGCTGTGCCAGTGGTCCCTAATTTTACTCAGGGCTCGATGACCAGCAACACGGAAACCACAAGTACCGTGACTGAAACGATCAACAGTATGAATTATGATACAGGGTATCAATATGTTATTACAGGGACAAATGTACAGCACGATGGAGCAACTATTTCCGCACCTAATACAACAGGAAATAGTAATACATTAAATGGGGTGACTTCAACATGGACGAATTTGGATATCAACAACAAACCAAACTTCACACTAACAACGCCAGGAGAAGCCTTTCAATTTACAGAAAGTTATTCTGGCCCAGGTCTTTCAAATCACACAATAATACAGAGAACCACCACTATCCAAAGCGTAACAAATACAACAAGTACCTTCAGCAACTGATTTCGATTTGTTTACTTGGTTCTGCAGCACCTACATTTGCGAGTGATATAGGTGGTGTTTCAGCGACAGCAAATCCAGTCGCAAATTCAGTGGCTCAGTGACCAATCAAGCTATACAGGTTTTACAAGGGACCGTATATAACTAATACTTATGGAAATGGTATATCATGTCAAGGTCCTACTATGAACGTAACACCGTTTCTCACAGGAAATATTGCAGTAAAGCGTCCGTATGAGGAGACATATATGGACCCCGTGTACAACAATGTAGATGCAGATAATGATGATGTACCTGACAATCCTGGTCAGATTTTATATTACAAACCAGTTCGTACAGGACAGAAAGATAGTAGTACAGTATCACTAGGTCTATCTGCTACTTGGTCAAAACCATTAGATAAGAAGTTACAAGAGCAATGTAAACAGGCAGCAGCAGCAAATATTAACTTAATGAATCAAGCAGTTGCCAATAAGCGACTCGACTTTGAAATAGCTAGGTTAAAAAATTGTGGAGAATTGATGAAAGCTGGTATAGTATTCAGACCAGGCACTGAATATGCAAAGGTATGTGCTGATGTGATGTTGATAAACCCACCAGGCGTAGTTGCAAATCATACACATACATTACAACCAAACTTACCACCACCTGTTGCAGATGGAAAGGCAAGTGATTTAAAAACTATATCAATCGGTAGTAAGTAATTATTTTTTCTTCAAAGGTGGTAAACCTTTCTTTTCACGATACTTATTTGCTTGAATTTCTGCACGGGTAGGCATATCAACTTTCTTGCCTAACTTTTTCTGTATCGTTTTCCATATCTTTGTAAGTATAGGTTTGACTACTCTTAATATTAATGGTGTTGCTGCAGCACCTGCTGTTGCAATGACAGCAACTGCGAGTGTTGTTGTTGCCTGATTTGTAGAAGGAAGGAATTTTTCGACTGCGGTAGTTGGTTCATATAAGGTAGTACAAATTTTACCATCCTACACTCAATTCGTGACCAATTACTCTTTCATCACCTGATTGTGTAATATCACCAACTCTTAAATTACCAGGACCAGGACAAGCAACTTCTTCTTTACCACCAATATCACCTGTGTCAGGAAGTTCTGGTGGTTCAATTTCTGGTGGTGGTGCAATTTCTGGTGGTGGAGTTTCTCTTTGAATTATTAATTGCTCTGGTGTATAGTCCAATGCATCATATGTTGGATACTCACCGTGAGGACATAAGGTTGTAGAACCTTTTTCATCCTGATTTACAAGATCTTTATCAAAAGGCAATCGTGTAACCTTATCCTGATTATCCTTGTGCATCTTGACACAACCAGGTATTTCTACAATCGGAAATCCTATATTAGTCGTAACTGGGGGATGATTACTTGGTATATTAGGAATACCATATATCCAAGATTCACTGCTTACAATATTAGGTATTACAACATTCGGAATATTGACTTCATTTATTTCCGACATTTACACCACCTGATTCATTAGGCATTGACTCTCTGATTTGTCTAACCACTTCATCTTTGATTTCACCTTTTAACCAAATTCGATTATCCTCAACTTTTTTATCATAAGTCAAGTGTGTATATGCAAGAAGAATTATTACAACGATATTGGCAAGAGCAGACGCACCAATGGCAATTTTACTTACAAGATTCATTTTTTAGTTACATTTTCAATAAGATACTTTTGATTTTCTCCTGCCTTCTCCATTGAATATAAAGCAAAAGATTTAGTCATTGCTAGTGCTAATAGATGATGAATATTTTTACCATCGTCATCAGTTAATTCATTACCCATAGTTGCAACAACTCCTACAATCAATCCTAGTTCTACTAGAACAACAAGGAAAATAAGTTTCATTGCCCATTTTCCTGTCTCAAAAAATCTTTTGATTTGGTCTCCAATAAATTTTTTCACAGTAGTATAGCTCCTATGATAAATCCTTTTGCAAATGTAATACAAAGCATTTGATAATCAGTCAAGTTAAACTTTTCCTGTATCCATTTTGTTTTTTTCTTATCCCACTCTTTTAAATGATATAAACGATGAACTATTGGATTCATCTTTTCGTGATCGTTGCAAGACATTTTTTTAACCCTCGTTTAGTGTACCGAATGACCTACGAATCTCACGTAGTGCTTCAAGATTCATATCCTTTGTTCCTCCATCATAAGCGTGAGCATACCCTTCAGTAATCATCTGCTCGTTAAGAGAAACTGTATCTTCATTTATATATAACCATCCAAGAAGACGACCATACTTACCAGTACCACCGACAAGTTCAGTTCTAACAGTGAGTTCATCACCATCACCTGCAATAGTATCTTCTAATTTTTTCTTTAACCAGTTAGTAGCATCTATTCCTAATGCCTTCTCTTCTAGATTTCTAGTCCTCTTCTCTGGGGTGTCCACTCCAGCAATTCTTACTCGTTCTTTTTTGAATAAATCGAATCCAAGATCTATGGTGACATCTATCGTATCTCCGTCGAGTACTCTATCAATTGATACGACTCTAAAGTTGTAGCAACTCTTTCTACTTGGTGGAACCATTGCTCCCATTTTCTTGCTCCCAAAAATTATCTAGTGCATTATTTATGGCATCACCAGGTTTTGTTGCGGTTTGCTCAATTCTACCTTTATTCATATTTCTTTGAAACATCATATTCAATTGATGCCAGTGCATTGGTTCGTAGATATCAATCTCTCCTTTTAATTCTTCTCTTGGTATAAGTGGTCTTGGTACAAGTATTAAATCTCTTTCATCAGGACAATTAGCAGGTGAACCATCTAAAGGAAGACTACAAGCATGTGCAGGTGGGTCAGTTATTGGTGCTGTACCACACATTGTTAAAAAGAAAATTGGAATTATTGCTAACTTATTCATTTGGAAAGAAATGGTCGTATCTAATTATGTAGTATATCATTATTGTAACACATACTAATAATATTGCAACCATTATATTAACCGACCAAGTAACCGTTTGAACTGCCATAGTTTAATTCTCCACCATTTTCGTTTACGTTCTACTGGTAAAATTTCTTTGAACCTATGCATTAGATACCTTGGTCTTTATATCGAGAGTAAAACTCTTTTAATGATGATTGACATTGACCTTTGTTTTCAGTATCTGGGTCTTCATATCCTTTGATTCTTTTCCATTCATTATGTAATGCACCTAATAACCAAGCTTGAGAAAGACTATGGGGTCCGTTCTCTAATAGTTCAAGATGTCTTTTGTTACTACAAAAGTTTTTAGCGTAATCTTCTCTCCAATTTGAATCGTCATACGGTTTGTCCATTATAGTCCTTCGCTCCAAAAGTTATCTACAGGGGTGATGTTTCTTGCAACAAAATATAAACCAAGATTAGTTAAAAACCAAAAGGCATTTATAATCCAACTATTTCTCCAAAGATACTTTCGATTGTATTCTACGATGTAAATATTTCTTTCATTATCACCCCTTCTTTACTATCTGCTCCAATATTAATGCTACTACAAAACCAATTGCGTAGATGTAGAAGATAAAATTTAGAAAGCTAGATGAAAGAAGTAAAACAGAAATCATTAAATTGTTACGATGTCATAATATTTATTATATCATCAAACCATCGACATTGCAAGTTGCAATTCTCTTGCATGTTTCAATTCATCCTCTGCTATTTCTGCAATTTTTGTATCCTCTGGATGATATGCAGAGTATTTCACATAAGTTTCGTATGCGTGTTTCTCAATCTTCATATTAATATCATATGCATCTACTGGACTAGCGAAGTAGTAAGCAACCATAATCCAATAGTAAAGAAGAACCAAGTGTTTAGCGAAGAATCTGTCGATCCAAAACTCATTGCCTCCACGAGTTTCCATCTCTTCCAAGTGTTCTGTTTCATTTAATGCCTGATAGAAGTGTTCTTTCATCAAGTATATATGGTCTGCTCCACGAAGTCCAAGACTTTCACGGAAATGTAATACACTGATAAATGAGAAGTATGGTGCTCTTGCAATTACTTCAAGAACCCAAAATCTTTGGAAGTCTCTACCTCTGTAGAGAAAATCCAAGATGTATATTGTGGTATCTAAAACTGATGTGTTAAATTTTTTCATACCCATGCATAATTAATTGAAGTAATAACTGCTATACAGATTACTCCAAATAAAATAGATGTTGATTTAATTGGTAAGTCTTTCATTTTATCTCCTTAATTTTGTTCAAAGAAAAAGGATGCTCGTGTAGATACGGAACATCCTCTCTTGCGTGTTTTACAGCTTCAAAAGCGTCGGTGGCATATTCGCCTATTTCGTGATACTCATTTAGTTGGTCGTGCCAACCAAGTGTGTAATGGGACATGATAGTTTCAACTCCAGTACGTTATTATTTAGTATAGCAACTAGGTATAATTACGCATTGATGTGTGGACTCCCACACCTATCAGACTCTTTTTCTTTTTATCTTAATAATTGACATACCTACCATTAAACCTACAACCATACCTAGAGTTGCGACTGCAACACTTGTGCTGAATACTAATTCAGTTGGAACTAATGGTTGTGATTCCCAAGTGCCTGGTAGTGTATACACTGATGGGTTTGACGCAAAAATCATTTTTCTTTTCTTTTCTCTATGTATATTATAGCACTAAAAAATATCTTGACAACTATATCTTACTTAATAATATCTTCTAGTTTAAATAATGAAACAAATTCAATTTCATTATTATCCCATACTTTATGGTCTTCCTGTCTATCAACGATTGCAACGACACGATTTACGATATAACCTGATTCTCTTAAAACATTTACTGCTTTAATTGCACTACTACCTGTAGTGGTCACATCTTCTAATACTGTAACGATTGACCCCTTTGGTGGTTTATTACCTTCAATGACTTCTTTTGTTCCATATCCTTTTGGATTCTTTCTTACAATCAGTGCATCAATATGTTTACCAGAGTAGTATGCTTTCTGTGCAATACCACATACTAATGGGTCAGCACCGAGTGTAAGTCCACCAACTGCTACAGATTCATTCTCAACGTGCTCTATCATTAAATGTGAGCATAGTGCATTTCCTTCACACGATAAAGTCACAGGTTTACAATTAATATAATGCTCTGATTCTTTACCAGATGACAAAGTAAATTTACCGTTCTTATATGCTCTTTCTTTCAAGAGATTGAGCAATGTTTTTCTATGATTTTCCATAGTCTTATTCTATCAGAAAAAAATTATTTTTGCAACTAACAGTTTTTATTTAAGTCTTCTGCCATACCACCACCAATCTCTGCACCTTGATTACCACTAAACATTGTTACCCAACCAGCAGCAACCCAACCAATAATGGGAATATTAGCAACGCTAGGAGCAACACTAGCACCAACGCTGGAACCCACGAGTCTTCCTGTGTTTTCTGCTCCTCCGATTGCTTTGATGCAAGCTTCTGATTTTTTGTTTCCTTCTGTAACTGTGATTGGTTTATTGTGTACTGCACCGTCCATCGTGTACTGTTCCACGACTTTAACTTTGTTGTTAGCCAATCCAAGAAAGCCACCCTTCGTATTACTATCCCTTTCCACACGCATCACTTTTGGATCGTTTGCTTTATAACTTATCTTATATCCATTATGTCCGACTTCTGCTTCATATGATGTATAAGGACCAACTGGTAAGTTGATACTTGGTAATTTACTTTGACGATTTGATAATGAACCTATCATACCAATGTGAGATAATCCAATGAGTCCACCTAATCCCAAGGCGAACCATCTACCCCATTTCACTTCTTTCTTTTCCATTATTTTTTAGGTGGTACTTGTGGTGCAAGAACCATAGGTGCTTGCTCAATTCTGATTGTTTGTGCTGGTGCTGTATTTGCTGCTTTCTCAATTAATATTTCCATATCTTTCTTTGATATGTTTGCTCCCCCGCCACCAGATCCATCTTTCTTCTTACCTCCTGCTTGGACACCGAAGGTAGCTAAAGTTCCTGTAAAAATCGAAGCTATGAAAGTTGGATCAATTTTTTCTCCTTGCTCATATCCTGGTATTTTAACGTAGTTTAAAGTTAATATTCCTGCAGACCAAGTGAGCACTGCCAATCTAATAATTGTAGAGAGGAATGCCATTTGCTCGTCTTTATCATCTATTGTCTCTTTAAGTTTACCTAGAGGACCTTTAGGTTTTACTTCTTCTTTCTTTGCTTCAGCCATGGGATCAATATGTCTATATTATATATAGACGCTTAATCCTTAGAAACCTAATGGTATTGGTGACATAGGTGATGCAGGTGCGTCTGGTGTAGGTGTTGATGGTGATGGTAAACCTAGACTACCTCCACCTAAACCACCAAGGTCTCCAAGACTACCAAGTTTATCGGTGACTGCTTCCATTACCTTGCCTTTGACGTTTTCGATAATCGCATCCTTGCGTATGAATACGTAACCGCCAAGACCAACAACGGTGAGAGATATAACACCACTTGCAATAGCGATTCCATTTACTATCTTTTGTAACATAATTCTATTTACTCAACAAATTATATAGACAAACTTTTAATGAGTTCTTTATATGAAAGAAAAGGAGTATTTGTAAGAGTTATCTGCAATTCACTAGATATCTCTTTAACTTCTTCATAAAGATTCATTTCAGATAAAAAATTATGACATTCTTGTTTTGTTAAATGATTTAATCCAAGTAAAGTGTGTCCCCATAGTCCTATTCCAGAACAACCATATATTTGAGGTAAGTCTTCGTAAAATAATCCTCTTACTTTCAGAAGACTAATAATTTTTTTATTGTAGTCAGTTAGGGATACTCTACTGTCACGACTATAATGTATATTAATAAAATTTTTAAAATCCTCAATCAAATTATCAATATGTTTATTATAAATGGAAATAACATTAGGATTTAATGTTCTATCTTTGGTTTCTCTAAAACATTTTTGACATAAGATATCAATTTGAACTAATGTAAGATGAATATTAGTTGCTTGTAATGGCTCTAAGAAATGATATGCAAGACCTAAAGAAATCACATTTTGGTTCCATGATTTTTTTAACTTGCCAGAATCAAATTTAAATGATTTTACTATCTCAGCATCTGGATAGTTAGATTTAATTTCATCTACCACATTATTTCCCCATTCATCACAACTTACATATCCACATCCTATTCTTTCTTGAGTTGGTATCTGCCAACACCATCCTAAATTTAATTTATCTGCCTTCGTCACCATACTAACACTATGTTTTCTAGTAAAAGTCGTAACAGAATTCATTGGTAAGTTATCTTTAAATGATACCCAATCTGATTTCTCTGAAAATATTCTATTATATCCTGTACAATCAATAAAAATATCACCCTCTATGATATGATTACTACAAATTATTTTTAATACTTTACCAGTTTCATCTCTTTTAATTTTAGATACTGTATCTGAAATATACTTAATATTTTTTCTTTTTAATGATTTATTCTTTAGATATTGAATTGTTAATTTATTATCTAAGTGCAAGGCACTATTATAATCTTCTAATCTTTCTGTGTATGGTGATTTATTTTTCCTTTTTAATAATCCATGTAGAGAAGAGGTATCTAATGATTGATTTTGAGTGTATGTAAAATATAAAAAAGAATCAAAGTCTTCGTTTGTAGTTGGAGTTCCATCTATAGGATTGAAGAAAGTAGAATCTTTACCACTCCAATTATTAAATTCAATACCAATTTTTGGTGTTGCCTTTGTTTCTCTTAAAAACTCTGCAACATTTATATCAGGCAATTCCTCTATAGTTTCTACAAAGAGTCCAGTTGTACCTTCACCAACACCTATGGTATTTACATCTGAACTTTCTATAATTACATATTCATGATTTGGTTGTCTATGTGAAAATATAAGTGCAGATAACCAACCAGATATTCCACCTCCAACAATTACAAACTTCATTTATCAAATTCACTTCCCTCTCCCATATATTCAAGAGAAATAATATCGTGTTGAACTTCCTTATCTTCTCTTAATAACCATTCTGCAAACTCCTCACGGATTGAAATTGCATCTTTTAATTGTTCTACATCACCATCAGTGCATAGTTCATTCATTCGGTCTATTGACCAATCGTAAGTTGTTCTAAGAGTCTTTGTTAAATTCACCGTAATCTTTACGCATATAGCGTCCGAGTATGTTGCTATTATAGTACATTGGTGTTCCGTCGTCAAGTGATTCCATCAATACATTGTGTAAGAACAGTTGTTTTGTCTCTTCGTAGTTTACTTTTCCAAGGGTTGCGTGGAGGGAGATAATTTCTCTTCTGAAAGAGTCTTTTCCAATTTCTCTAATATCTCGTTTAAGATCGTCAGAGCTTCCATAATACTTTTTCCAGTCAGACTCTGATGTAACTCTTCGTTTTCCTCCTTTGGGTTTTCTTTTTTGAGTAAAATATTTTCTTCCGATGTATTGCTTTCCGTTAGTAGTATTGGTGATGCGATAGACGAACCCATAGTAATCCCCGATATCATCAGAGGTAAAAGGATTACCTTCATACATCCAAGGGTTTTCATAATCGACTTCCAAAGTAGTAATCATATATTAACACATTCATATCTATATATCCATAAATATCAATAAACGATTATATAAATGACTGTTTACAGAAAAAACATAACAATCAATGTCGGTGAGACTTTTAGTGAAGATTTAACATTAATGGGTGCTGATGGTTCTGGTGTTGTTGATTTAACAGGTTATTCTGCACAATCAAAATTAAGAAAGAGTCCTACAAACTATAGATTTGCAGATATTCAAGTTGGTATTGTAAATGCATCTCAAGGATTAGTTAATATCTCAATCGCAAGCACAGTAACTAAATTTCTTCAAGGTGGTAGACACGTATATGATATAGTTCTAATCAAACCTAATGGATTCAAATCTGTTGCAGTTGAAGGTAATGCACTTGGTAAGATCAGGTATCAATACCTTTGTACATTACTTTGGTTCTCCATAAATAAAAGTAAAAATATAATGGCAGTTTTTAGTACAAATTTAGTAATATACAAACATACTGACTTTGAGCAAACCTTTGCACTTGAAGATAGTAACACTAATAGTGTCAAAAATTTAACAGGTTTTTCTGCCACTTGCAAAATGCAAAGGACATTAAATCTTGGTAGTTTGACAGAGTTTACAATATCATTTTTGAATGATCGAACACTAGGTAAAGTTAGAATATCATTAACAGATACACAAACAGCAGCGATTGAAGAAGGTAAATATTTTTATGAGTTAATGTTGACTGACCCAAGTAGTGTTGTAGAAAGAGTAATTGAAGGAATTGTAATCGTAAAACATCCTGTTACTTGGGATTCACCTAATCCTCTGACTCCCTTTGACGCTCAAGTTCCTTAATCTTCAGGAAAATCATAAGGACCATTCAACTTTTTTTCGATATCTCTTTCGTCTAGGACTTCATTAATAAGTTGTTTGAGTTCTATCTTAAGTGCATCAGATAGAAGATTCATTTTATTCACCTTCAAAGGTGGAATAGCATCTCTTTGACGCTGTATATCATCAGGAGTCGAACTACTCCCAAAGGTCATCGCTTGCGTGTCCATAATTATTTTTTATTATATATTAACTCAAAATCCTCAGTCACACCAACTCCAGCTTGGTAATTCTGAGGATTAAGTTTTGCAAGTTTAACTGACTTTAGACCACCGATGATGTCAGCACGATTAATAACAGGTTTCATAATTAATATTCACCAGCACCTAATTTTTTATCTTGTGTTTCTAGATTATTTTTCCTTCTTTTGTAATAATCCATTAAACTTTCACCTTTTTTTCTTTGCTCTATACCATCTCCAACTTTTATATCTGTAGTAGGTGTGTTGACAACAGGCGGTGTTACGGGTTTAACACTTTTCTCTCCCATTTTAGATGCTATCATTTTTGTACCAACAACTGCAGCAGTACCTTTTACTAACGCTGGAATAATTCTAACTTGGTTTAAATTAAATTTTTCATCAAGATTTTTTTTTTGCTCCTCGACTATATCTTGAATAGTTTTTCCATCCATCTCAGTCATTACATAGTTTGCTTCTTCGATTGTAGCAACTTGTCCTGAAGAATGCAAGTACTCAAGAACTAAATCATAAGCATCCCACTCTGTTTGATCTCTTAGACCTTTTGCTCTCTGTGCTGTAATTGACTTTGGATACTTTTTAATAAATTGATCCTTAGTCATATTACCCTTTTTCATTGCTTGAAAGTCTTTATTCTTGTCTTGCAACATCTGAACACGATCCTTACCAAATCTGTCAATGTTCTTTTTAATCATTGCAGTTCTTCCTGATTTTTTAATTTCAGAACGAGGTGTAGCTGCAATTTTATCTACTTCTGTTTGTGGTTTTACTTCTGGTTCTTTCTCTGTCTCTTTCTTAACTTCTGGTTCTGGTCTTCTATTATCAAATTGTTTTGGATCTACTTTGTTAATAGGCTCTGAACTCTTTCTTTTCTCTACATACTTATCAACTTGCTTACTAATTGCATCCTCTTTTGCCTTTTTCTTTGCTGCTGCGTCCGCAATTGCTTGTTGTTTTGCGTCACTTTTTGCCTTCATTCCTTTACCAATAGCGTTAACTGCTTGAATACCAGTACCAATAGCAGCACCAACACCGAATCCCCCCAAAAGCTTTTTTACCCATTGGTCCAGGCTTAAGTCTTTGAAGAGGTTTTGTTAGTTTTGAAATAATTCCCTTTTTAAAAAGTGGTTTAGAGGCACCACCCATTTTTCCTAAGTTACCTAACTTAGATACGTTTTTTGCTCCTTTTATTCCTTTGACTAAACCACCAAGTTTGAACAGAGCTCCTATTTTCTCATCCAATAATTCAGATTCTTTCAAATCGCTAATTATTTCTTCTGTATTTTCAGAAATATATTCTAATTCTTCGTCTGTTAATTCTGCTTCCTTAACAACTTCAATAAATTTTTTCTCATCTTCAGAAAAATATACGTTATTTGCATAGAGATTTTGTATCTCTTGATATTCTTTTAAGTCTCTAAACATTGATCAACTCATTTATACAAATATATTTATATAATTTTAGTATCTATTTTCTGCTAGGATCTGATTGTAAGTATAAAGATATTGGTTTTGGTTCTACAATTTCTCCTTTTGAACCACCACCTATTGGTGGTAACATCTTATTCTTTTTCAATTTATTTGTTGCTATTCTATTTTTATTAGCACCATATAATCCCAAACCAAGTAAACCAACAGCAAGTGCTGTCTTAGGATTTTTCATACCTGCTTTCGCTAGTCTTGCTAATACAGGTGTTGATTTAGAAGCAGTTTTTGTAATAACAGAGGGTTTTAGTTTAGGGATTCTCAATGGTTTTAGAGGATCTAATTTCGGTATTTTATTTTTAAATGGATCATATAAACCACTAGTTGATGGTTTAGTTTTTACAATATTTTTTATTTTTTTCACTATCTTTTTATTCTTACTTTTTATTTCAATTTCTTTTTTCAATTGTTCGACTGTTTTTCTTGGTTTCCTTGACCTTATCATTCTTTTATCAGTTTCATATTTTTTTGTTATTTTATCTGCATATTCTTTTCCAGAACTCTTAGCTATAACCTCTGCTGCTTTTTTATTTAATTTAGTGTTTACATTAGTGCCTTGTCTCTTATTTCTTGCTTTAGCAATATAGTTTACAATTCCCTTTTTTGTTGGTTTACCAGGTTCTATTCCAGTTTTAGAATCTGTATAAGTTTGTCTTCCTTTTATAAATTCTTTACGATTTTTATTTGCTCTATTAACTCTATCTGTAAATTTACTTGCATCTTTTGATACTTTAGATTGTTTTACTACATCCTTATTACTACTCGTACCATCTGGATAATCATTCTTATCAGTAAACCAAGGATCTTTTATTGGTTTGGAAAGATCCATTTTAGTTTTAGTTTTTGTTTTAGTTGATGTATTTACTGTATTGCCAGTAGTCGGTCTTCCAGCATCACTATCATCATATGCAGCATATGCTCTCTGCTTTTGTAATTCTAGATTTTGATCTACAGTTCGTCTTTGACCACCATCACCTGATGTTGATCTGTTCTCAAGAGATTTTCTTATTTCATTAGAATTAGGTTGTGTTGCTTCTAAATCTGAAATTGCTTTTTTAATATTTCTACGACTTGTGCTTATATTTTTATCTGAATTATTATTTCCACTAGAAGCACTAGAAGAGAACTTCTTTTTTTTCTCTTGCAAATCGTATCTTTTATTATTTAATCTCTCAAACAGACTCATCTTCTTCAGACACTTTTTTAGTATTTATATCATATGATTCATAACCATCATAGTCACCAAACAACCAAGCATCTGCCTTTGCTGCTTCACGATATGCTTCAATACTCATATCTTTCAAACCTTTTACTTCTGATTCTGTTTCAACAACTTTAACTCTTGGTTGAGTATATCCATCCCAACTCTTATGAATCTCTTTCACTTGCTCATCCACACTTACCATTTCCATCTGTATCTTACCTTCAATCCATATCTTTTTCAACCAAGCAACAAAACCTAATGCAAGATGTTGAATATATGGATTCTTAAATTTTTTCTTGACCCATCTTTCTGCTTTTGCATACCAAGGATCTGTGCCCTTACCAAATTGTTTTTGAAATTCTATTTTCATTTGCTTAATCGGATATTGAATGAAACTGAGATACGGTCTTCTTTTGATTTGTTTTGTAATACATGATGTTGTAAATGAGATGGAAAAACTAATATTCTTCCCTCTATTGGAGTAAAGTAATAACTATGATCATAATAATTAGATTCTTTAAAGTTATCTGTATAGGATTCTATTTCATTATGTGTTTGAAAAGCAAGAGGAGAATCAAAAAAAATATTCCCACAATTTTCAGGTGCCTTTACCCATAAAACTCCAGATAAATCAGATGTTGGATGTGTGTGTTTTATATTATAGTCACTTGGTTTATTAATATTAATCCAAGCTTCAACGCACATATTAATTTCTGTTTTAATAACTGGAAAATCAGATAAACAATTAATTAAAAAAGATTGTAACAAATCCTTTTCATTTTTTAATTGAAAAAAAGATGATTGCCAACCACCATAGTTTGAGATGGAAACACCATCATCTTCTTTTTTTAGATTGTATGCATAATCTATTAACTGATTTTTTATATCATCAAATCCATTTATATCAAATGTATGGATTGGAACAGGAAAAAGATTTGTAGTACTATAACTTAAATCCACTAAAGGTATCCTTTTTCACATCCTGTTTAATACCACCGACAATGTAGGATTCTACTTCTGTCTCCTGTGGTGCCACTTGCAATCCTTTTGAACTAATCCAATGCTCTGTCCAAGGTAATGGATTGTTTCTTGCTGCAATGTCATAAACTGGTTTCAATCCAATTGCTCTCATTCTACGATTTGCTATCCATTCAACATATTGATGAAGTAGTTTGTCATTGAGACCAATCATACTTCCATTTGTAAATAGATACTCTGCCCATCGCTTCTCTTCGTTTACACAACGGTCAAACATACTGTATGTCCACTGCTCTTCCTCTTTGATGATTTCCTTCATCTGTTTGTCGTCACCCTTTCTCCAGTTGTTTATAATATTTTGAGTTATTGCCAAATGGAGGTTTTCATCTCTAGCAATAAGCGAAATGATTTTCGCAGATCCTTCCATGAGTTTAAGCTCACCAAAAGCAAAACTACAAGCGAAAGATACGTAAAAGCGGATACCTTCCAAAATGTTGACATTAGTAACTGCACGATAAAGTTTCCTCTTTAATTCTTTTGTTTCCCACTCTGCTGTAGGACTTCCTTTCCAACCTTCTTTCCAGAAGTTACCTGTATCATACTGATGTGCTTCGTTTATAAAAGGTATCATATGACTCTGTAACACTCGATGCTCTGTCTAGGATACGATCATCAGATAATATCTTATCAAAGACCTCAGGATGGGTCTGAGTATACATTCTTGATGACATATGTGTATGAACGAGAATGAATCATTTCCATAAACGACCATACTTCCATACAAGCTTCTAACTCAGGTAAAGAACAGTATGGTAGAAATGCCATACCTGGTGCACGACCCTGTACAGAGTCAAGCATAATCTGATACTTGAGATTAGATGTATAAATGTGTTTCTGCTCTGGACGTAATGATTGATAATCACCACGATCTTTTTGTAATGATACCTCTTCTGGTCTCCAGAAATATCCTAATTGAGACTTTGTTAAATTCTCAAATGCAGGATACTTAAAGTTATCATATCTTTGAACTCCTAAAGGTTTGCCAAAAAACATAGGTTGTTTTTTTGTGTCGCATTCCTCTGTGTTAAAGACAGTCATGCCTTTAAGATTTGTCATTGATTTTTTTCCGATAGGTGAAACTTTAAATTGAACAGGATTCACACTCTTCCTCCTTTGCGTTACTTAATTCGTTTAATAGGCAATCTAATTTGCTACTTTCACTCGTTTCATTATCTAAGGTGTCACCAACTTCATCAGTTTTAATATCATAAGTGTTTTGGTAGTAAGATGTTTTCCAACCATATTTGTATGTGGTTAGAAAATCATTTGCCATTACACTAACAGGAACTTCTGAATTATCATAGTGTTGTGGATTGTACGACCAGTTTCCAGAAATCGCTTGGTCAAAGAACTTTTGCATAACAGCAACAATATTAATATACCCTGTATTATCAGGCATATCCCAGAGCAACGTATAATTATTCTTTAAGGTATTGTAAGAGGGAACAATCTGCTTGAGAGGTCCTTTCTTTGACTTCTTGATTGAGAGATATCCTCTTGGAGGTTCTATACCATTAGTTGCGTTGCTAACAACGGAAGATGATTCCGAAGGCATTTGTGCGGATAATGTGCTGTTTCTTACACCGTATTTCTTTACATCCTGACGAAGAGATTCCCAGTCAAAGTTTAACTTATTTGGAACTAATTCATCAACATCTGTTTTGTAAGTATCGATTGGAAGTACACCGTGAGAATATTTAGTACGATCAGAATATTGACACGCACCTTTCTCTTTGGCTAGGTTCACAGTGGACTTTATCAAATAATATTGGAATGCTTCTGTCAAGTCATGTACCAATTTCCACGCTTCTGGGTCTCCATAAGATACCCCTTGCTTGGCAAGGTAATGTGCTAGACCAATGTAACCAATTCCGAGGGAGCGTCTTGCTTTAGTAGCGACTTCTGCTGCTCCGACTGGGTATTGTTGAAAATCAATGAGTTCATCAAGACTCCGAACGCTAAGATCGCAAAGAACTTCAAAATCCGAAATATCCCTAATTTTGCCAATATTAATAGCAGAAAGGATACAGAGAGCAATTTCTCCAGTTTCATCGTCAATATGTTGTATAGGTTTAGTTGGTAATGTAATTTCTTGACATAGATTGCTCATCTCAACCTTATCAGTAAATGATGAGTGAGAATTACAATGGTCAATGTTCATTAAATATAGTCTACCAGTTTCTGCTCTTTCTTTCAACAGGTCAAGTATAAGTTCTTGAGCACCTATTGTTTTCTTTGGTATTGTGTCATCATTCTCATACTTTAAGTATAGTTCATCAAAATCATCTGTACCAAAACTATCATAAAGCCCTGGCACATCATGAGGAGAAAACAGGGTAATCTCTTTATTCTCAATGAACCTCTCATAAAATAATTTACTCAATTGAATACTATAATCTAATTTACGAACTCTGTTATCTTCTGTTCCCTTATTATTCTTTAGAACAATTATATCTTCTATTTCTTGGTGCCAGATTGGAAAGTGGACAGTTGCTGATCCACCTCTGATGCCATTTTGAGTGCAGCATCTGACAGTTGATTCAAACTTTTTGAGAAACGGGACGACACCTGTGTGTTGAACTTCTCCACCCCTGATTTTAGCGTTGATCCCCCTGATCCTACCAGCGTTGATACCGATACCAGCCCTTTGTGCGACATACTTACCAATGGCCATGTCAGAACTAAAAATACTATCCAAGGTGTCGTCAATATCAACCAGAACGCAAGACGCATACTGCCGAAGGGGTGTACGGACTCCCGCCATGATTGGTGTTGGGATGTTGATTCTGTGTTTGGAAATGGCATCGTAATACTTTTTAACGTAATCTAATCGGATATCTGGTGAATACTTTGAAAATATAGAAGCAGATATCAAAAGATACATGAATTGTGGAGACTCATATAGCAATCCTTCACTTCTATCTTGTACCAAATATTTATCGACTACTTGGCGAAGTCCAGCATATGTGAAGAGATAATCTCTATCATGGTCTATGAATGTTTCGAGTTTAACAAATTCCTCTTCAGAATACAAATCGAGTAACTCTTTGTCATATACTCCTGCATCTACGCACTTCTTAACATGGATCAATAAGTTTTGGATGGTCGTGTATTCTACCAAAGATTTGTTTACGAACAGAGTATAATAATAGTCTTGCTGCAACATATTGATAATTTGGATGATCTAAATCTATTAAATCACTTGCTGAACGGATTAATATTTCTTGTATCTCTCCAGTTGAAATACCATCATAGAACTGTATGCCTGATTGTATCTCTACTTGACTTGCAGAGACCCCTGCAAGACCCTTACACGCTTCTTCTACCATTACGTGCATCTTTTCAAGGTTCAATGGTTCTATCGCACCATTTCTCTTTTTAACCTTTGTTCCGTTGGTCATATTTTTTTCCAATTGTTAAATTTTACTTTTGCTTGTAAACCAGAGTATGTATTTGATTCTAGCACACTCATGATTTTGTGTCCACCCAAGACCATATCGTTGATGTCCTTTTCAACAATAGATGTTGGCCAGATTACTACTTTGTATCCTCCATTAATGGTTTTGTCGATTCTGTTGACGATTTCTCTGTTGCGAGGTTCATTATCATAAACGTAAATACAATTGCTCCAACCAAACGACCTAATATCAAGATCGGAGCCGCACATAGCAACACCGTTTTGTACCAAGGTCGCATCGAAGGGTCCTTCAATGATGTATATGGGTTTTTCATTATCAACTTTATCGAGTCCATAAATTTTTGGAGCATCTTCATTAATCATCACAGTGATATATTTAACAGAGTTAGGACCTAGACTCCTGCCTTGAAATCCGATCAGATTCTTTTCTGTATCATGTAGTGGTATTATGATGCGGGATTCGTCCCTACCGATAGTGTCAAAGGTCTGTTTTTGTGTATTTGCCCACTCTTTAAACTTATGTGCAAAGTAAAATTTTGATGGGTCTAATTTTCTCTTTTCAAGATATTCCTTTGCAATCGGAACTTCAGTTGCCTTTGGTAAATCTAATTTCTTTCTGAATACTGGTTTCTTAAATTCTAATTTTGGTTCATCAACAACAAAGTTTTTACCACCTGCAAATCCTTCTTTAAACTTCTCCATAGTATATTGTTTATGAAGAGTTGCATCTATTTGTTTTAGAAAATTATTAAATGATGAGCTTGCACCACAATTATGGCACTTGAAATTTGTATTTGTCTTAACCTGATAAAAATATCCTCTTGCTTTATTCTTATGTTTTTGAGAGTCACCACAAATCGGACAACGAAAGTTGAAGAGATTTGGTTTAACTCTTTTAAACTTCTGAAGTCTTGAGGATACGAGACCAATATACTTGGAATCAATTATATCCATTACTCACCTAAAGTGTGTACTACTGGTTTCTCGTGCATTAATACTTTGTATAACTTGTGTGTATCTGCACAGGATACTGGTATAAACTCGGTTTCACTATCAAAACCTTCATACCTATGAGATTGATTGATGACAATAGAACCCTTCTCTCCTGATACTGACCGATGATAAGTCAGTTTAGGTATGAGTAGAGCACCACTGGCACGATTAAGATGAACTATATGATATGGATACTTCCAATCAAAGTTAACTAACTCAAACTGTCTCTGACCAGATACAACCCTATTATAGTCGTCCTGATACTTGTGTATATAAAATTGCTTTGCACCTACTCTATCGTTCGGAGGTGATGTCGCAGCACCTGTATGAACAACTAAATCAGAGGCATTTGATTCTTCAACTGATATATCATAAAAGATCACATCATCTGTTTCACGAAACACTCTGTGCTTCTTGAAATGAACTTCACTCATTGTATAGTAATTACTTTTCTACTATTATACTTGATTGTGGTGGCACTGTCAATGATCTCATAAATCTCTGTCCGATAGGAGATACTACAAAACTAATCACAGTTAATGCACCTGCGATTGTCCACATCTTTTTCTCCATCATACGAAGACGTTGATCAACTAAACGAATATCTCTCTCACATCCTTTCTTGATTTCATTGGTTGCACGATCCATATCCTTGTGCAATCCATCTATCTTCTCAAATAAAACTGCATCAATACGATCTTGCTTATCTAATTTCTCATTATGGACAGCAAGAAGTTCGCCCATCTTTACAGAATTTTCCTGTAATGATTGAACTACTTTCTCTAATCTTTCTAAAATGGCTGCATTTACACCCGTATTATCGTCCACTTTGAGTATTTTTACCTTCAATTTATTTATTATTCATCCACATTTTACGAGAACCTCTACCCCCGTAAGCAATAGTTTTTTTCTTCTTCTTCTTTTTATTCACTGGTGGTTCATCTCCTGCTTCAACAGTTCCTGCAATCTGACCACCACTAACATTGTTTGCCATCATTTCTTCATAGAAGTCGTAGAAGGATTTCATTCTCCTCCACCTCCTCCATTACCACCGCCACCGTTGCCACCACCGTTGCCACCGCCATTTCCACCATTTCCATTACCACCGTTACCATTTCCGTTGCCATTACCATTGCCATTGCCATTTCCATTACCACTATCCGAGCGATTATCTCCTCCACGACCATATCCACCCATATAATATCCTCTTACACCATATCCTTTTCCTTTTCTCTTAATAGGGACGCAAGACTTCATCTTCTTACTATACTTAAATCCTGGCGGACAACTAGCTTTCTTTTTTGCTTCTCTTAAATTTTCTATTACTTTATCGATGTCCATTAGAGATTGTTGAGTTGATCGAGACACTCTTGATCTACATCAATCGTATCTACTTTTGTTTTTGGATATTCGGGTATCCGTTTTAAAAAAACTAAAAAACTCTTGACAATTGGCCAGAGTTCTTCTTCTAAATTATAAAATAATAAAGGAACTGCAGCATCATGAAAAACATTAAACAATATAATTAAATGATTCATAATCAAATGAATCTTCAACTCTCCAGTATTCTTATACCTTTTAAGCAATCTTTTAATATAACGAATCCTCTTCAAGTCACTTTCAAAGTCATCTTTGGTAACTGCTTGAGGATTGTCATAGAATTTTATAGCGAAGAGCATATAGTTGCTCTCATTCAATTCATCAAATCTCATATTATGTCATTTAACTATCTGGAAGAATGGTGTCATCGGATGCGTCACCAGTAATAGAGCTTGAAGCGACAATCGTTTCAGTCTTTACTCTTAAACTACCGTGCATATCCATATAAGTTGTAATACCAACGTACCCTGCGTGAGAGGGTGCATATTGTGAACTACCAGTTGTTGCTACACTTTGTTCAGTAGTATCTACACCATACATCGTGAAGTTGGACGAATCCATACCTTCATGATGTGATGTAAACTTCGGTTCACCAGCAGTATTATCAGTTTTTCCCCAGAGAGACATAATTATACCTCGTTAATATATTATATAGTTGTTATTATGCAACAACTGTAACTGTTCCAGCAGCAGTACCAATACTAGCAGCAGAAGTAATTGTAGATGCAGTGTTTGTTCCAGCATCCTTAATTGTTCCACTATTCAAGTTCATTGCGTTTGCACCAATTGAAAGAACATCATCTGCGTTAGTTGCAGCGTTTGCAGCAGCAATTGCTAATGTAAATACTAATTCATTAGTACCTGTACCAGATGCATAAGGTAAGTTATGTGGTCCACGACCTGAACCTGTACCTTGGTTTCCGTTTGTAACCGCTAGGTATGGAGTACCACCTGATGTATCAACATCAACTGCCTCGTTAAATCTAGCACGAACAGATAAACTAAATCCAGCCGACTTGTCAGCAGTAGTTGTAATCCATTCAATTTCTGTGATATCAGCAGCACCAATAGATGTTGTTAATTCACCGATTGCAACCAGAACTTCTGGTGTTGCACTTGTATTATCGTTACCACTAAGAGATGAACCAGCTTCCAACACCCAACCACTTGAGTTTGCGAATACTAGTTTCTTCTCAGCAGTGGTCAAATTCTTAGGTTTTGACTCATCTGAGTCTGTTGCTCCCCATAAAGACATGATTCTCTGTATTATTATTATCAGAGATATTTATATTATCTTGTCTTTATTGCTGCCTCTACTTGTTCAAGTAACTTGTCATCCATCTCAGTTTTAGTTAATTTAACTGCTTTTTTAAGGATAACTAGGCATAAATCGATAAGTTTTTCTCCCAATTCTGCATCGTCGGGAATCTTGTCAATAGCATCTGATACAATCTTGGATGCGATTGGTAATAAAAATGAAAACATTGTTAATGTTATGAACTATTTTATATAGCTACTTTTCTTTCTTTTCTTCGCAAGCATCAACTGCCATAACCATAGGATCTCTTTGACCAGCAGCACGAAGTTTATTCTTGATTAAATTAATCATTGCATACTTACTACGAAGATCTGGTTTCTCTTCTTCTTTCTCATCTTCTTTCTTCACAGAAGTTTTAGTCATCATACTCGATACTTTATCTTTCTTTGATAATTCTTCTTTCTTCTTTTTCTCATCATACATCTCTATCATTCTTTTCTGTGCTTCAGAAAGAGTAGAACCTTTTAAGAGGTGGTGAGCATACTGCATACTCTTAGTTTTCTTCTCTTCTTCTTTTTGAGGATCAGGACTCATAGTTACTGCACCTGATTTATAATTATCAACTTTCTTCTTTTCTGAAACCTCATCTTCTTTTTTTCCTCTTGGCTCTGTTGAGATAGTTCCATCTGCAAGATATGCTTCTGCTTGAGTGCGAATTGCGTTACCAATTGCTTTTCTTCTCTTCATAAGATACTTATCAGTTTTATTCACCTTACCGTCATTATTAACATCAGCATCTTCTTTTCCAACTGGATCTAACTTTTTACCTGCTTTTGCTTTTGCAGTCATTGTGCCTTTTCTTCTCTCACCCTCGTAAGCATCACCATGTTCTGTCATCTCTACTGATTCAATATTTGGATTCTGACGTAATTCAGTAATCTTAGCACGATCAGCAAATCTTACATAAGACCTACCATTCTTATCTGTGACTCTTACTTTATATTTTTGACCAGGTTCTTCATCCAATTGTTGTAAGTATGCAAGTTCAAGTTCTTTCTCTGCATCATTCTTTTCTACGAATACCTTATATAATGCATTTGCAACACCATCGACTGCTAAATCGTCTGCACTATTAATATACTTCTCTGACATACCACCAGTCTTACCAAATAATTTTTCTCTAACAGCAGTTCTTTCTGCCTGACCTAATGAACTGTTAGACATATATTGAGCGAAAGCAGCTTTCAAATCTATATCTTCTCTTCTTGCACGATATCTAATATCATAAACTGCCTGACGAATTTTCTTTTCTGAACCTTCTTCAGACGCACCTTTTTCACCACCACCTTTCGCTGCAGGAGGTGCAGATTTTCCTTTAGATTTTGCCATTGCAGCAGGTGCAAACTTTCTTGCTGGAAGACTTTCAGCTATATCAGTGCTCATTTTAATGATAATTACTTTCTAACTTTATATTTATTTATAAATTGAAATCCATAAGAACTTCCAGGAACCATAGTTTCCACGTATTTACGGAGTTTATCCGTGCCAGTTAATCGATGATCTGCCGAAACACCTGATGGAGTTGTTGCATTTACAATTGCTTCTTGTAAATCTTTTACCCAAGATTTAAACATTATATTATTTTCAGAAACACAAATTAAATGATTTGCACCACGACGAATAATACGACCAATCATTCCTGTATTTAAATTTTCAACCTTATCACCAATATTAAAAATTTGTTTTGCAACATAAGATTCTCTTAAATTTTCTAAATCATATTTTGGAGCAATCTCCCAAATATTCCAAAACTCTTTCATTTCTTTTACTTTCATTGTTTGCCTTACAGTATCAAATAATTCTAATGCTGATTTTCTTGGTATTCCTTCTGGTAATCCTGCACGAAATGTTTTGAAGTCTCCCTCTGCAGCAGCAAGTCTCATTCTTGAAGATGATAATCCTTCTACTCCATCTGAATCTGGATCACGATCACCTGATGATACAACTTCCATATTATCAAACTGATAGAGTTGACCATTATAATTTTGAGATAATTTATCAAACTCCTTTACACGATCCTGTCCTGCTACTATTCTAACGTTTGTGTATCCATCGTTATGTGCTTTTTTTAATACATCGAATATTGTACGATTCGCTCCATCATTAACTATTCTTTCACTATGTTGTGGAAACATTTGTCTCATCACTGAAACTTTTGTATCAGCATCTAAAGGATTCTTTTTAGCATCCTGACTTCTTGAAGGTACGATAATATAATCACTTTCTTCCTGTTCTGCGGCTGCAGCAGCAATATCCATTAATTGTTGATGACCTGCGTGTGGTGGATTGAATCTACCAAATGCAAGAGTTAATGTTCCTTTTGTTTTTGGAACTGGTGGTGGACCTGCTGCTAAATCAGGACTTTGAACTTGTTGTTGCTGTTGCTGTTGTTTCTCTAAATCTACGGGTTCTTGTTGTTTTAATTTTGGATCTACAAAATTAGGATCTGATATATTCTTTTCTTTTTCCGTCTGTGCTGGATCTTTCTCACCAACTTTTTGTCTCTTATTAAAAAACTTTAACTTACCTTTCTCTGTCTTTGCTACAAATTCTCCTGTATTTCTATCTGTCCATCCACCATGACCATCACCAACCAAACCCAATCTAGCTGCTTGTTGGGTTGCAGTGCTTTCAGTAATAAATTGTAAAAATGATTTCATCAGTCTTTAATCAATCTTAGTAAGATTTCATTCTTATTATGCGTCATATACTCAAGAATAGACGCTCTGGTATGTTTATATTTATCATCTTTGTCAGCACCCAATGTTCTATAAGAAAAAAACATAAAGTTATCGTAGATATTTCCTCGAATAATTTTTTGTTTTTTAAACTGAATTATCAGTGACTCGATCAAATCATTCATTTGTAGCACCCAAAGTATATAATGATTCACCTGCTAAAACAAGTGTTCTCATTTTAATAAGATAATAATTTTGACCTTTTGGTTGTAGAGAATCTGACCTATATCTAAATTCAATGAGAAGATCTCGCAATGGATCTCCACCCTTTTTATATATGCATATCGTAGGATTATCAGTTTCATCCCCTATCCTTGCACCTTTAACATTTCTAGAATAAGTTTTTATAGTCGCTGCCAAATCCATTGAATTTATAGCATTAGTAAAATCGTCACCAAATGTTTGTTTTACAAATCTACCGTTATCTAAAAACTCAACTAACTCAACACCACTTTCATTTAAAGTTGCCTTCTTTTTAATAAAACTTGCAAGAGTGCTCTTAAAGTTTACATCATTAATTTTATTATCTAACTCTCTTTTTATTCTACCAGTAAATACTTTTCTAGCAGCTTCTTTCAATGCCCTTACTTCATTAGATTGAGTTACCTCTTTTCTGGAATTAAATCTTTTTCCAAGTATTTCGGGATATACCCCAAAAACTGCTTTATCAAACTCCTCTTTATCTTTGGTATAATCTGTAATACCCAATTCTTCAAATATATCAGCAAATTTTTCAAATTCTAATCCAACTGTTTGTGCAAATTGACCAGTATTAAATTTCAATGATATTTGAGAACTTGTTCTACTCATCTTCACTCCTGCAGTTGTTATATCAACTCTAACATCAACCTTTGTTTCTGTCTGACCCTTGGTTCCTATTCCTTCAATCTCTATTAAATCTTTCTTGAGATTAAACTGTGCATTAAAAACCTTTCTTTTAATCTCAGTATCTGCATTAACAAAATTTGTTGCTGAATTAAAAATATTTTCAAAATTTGAAAATCTTGAACCAATAGGTTGTGCCGACATATACCTCTCACTATTTGCAGGTATTTTTACTGCCACAGAAATATTATCAGTAACTTTTGATATTCTTTTATTAACTATATCTCTATCACTAACATTAAATTGCGATCTAAATGAATTAGAAATTATAGTCCTTAATGTTCCTTTTACATCTCCAGAAGTTATTCTGGGTAAATCTCCAATAGATATTATTTGCTCTCTGGAAAGTTTTGCTACTGACAATCTTTTTTTAAATTTTGCTGCTATAGCCGCAGCTAAAATTAACTCAGCTATATCTCCATTATTGAATTCTGTTGCCACTTACTTTTTCTTTTTTATTATTTATTTCTAGATACGCTAACTTAATTTCTTTATGTTTTAAAATAATTTTCTTTGCCTCTGTCATTTCTTCATGATAAAAGACAATTGGTTGTTCGTGTAATCCTGCGTCGCCACTCATTCTTCTTCTCCCAAACTTAACGGTTTACCAAAAGTTTTATATGTTAGTTGCTCTTTTAGGAAGTCAACTTGTAACTTTAAACTTTTGTTTTCTTTCTCAAGAACATCTATGTGTTCCTCATATACATGAATCATACTTTGTAGTTCATTATTTTTTAATTCTAAGTCCCAGTCCATACGGGTTATAGTATATTATAAATTTAATGTTTTCTTTATTATCTGTCGTCTGCTGAACGGTTCTCTGATTCATACACATTAAACTCTCCACCAGGATATCTTTTCTTTAACTTTTCTACGTTTCCTGCAACCACATCTTCAAGTGAAACATCAAGTGCTGCACAAGCTTGCATCACATACCACATAACGTCACCCAACTCAATAATAAGATGTTCTCGATTGTCGTCGTTCCAAGGCTTACCTTGGAAAACCATCTTCTTGACGATTTCCATAAACTCACCACCTTCAGCACTAATCCCAACAGCAGCAGTAAGGAGCCGCTCAATATTGGCACCCTTTCCGTCAAGGGAACTAATACTCTCAATAAAGCATTGATAATCCTTACTGGAATCGGATGTGACACCATCCACGAATAGAGCATACTTATCAAAGTCAATTTTTTTAGTCATTAAAATTTAAATTCTGCGAAAGATTTCTTGAAGGTTTTCTTCTCTTCATCATTATACTCTTGTTCTGTTTTATTGTCAAGAATATCATCCTGTGCTTTCTGTTCACAGTCATATAATCTCATCTTCGCACGATCAACTCCAACAACAAATCTTTTGTAGATAGTTGGGTCATTATATCTGTTCTTTAATTGTTTAACCATTATTTGCCCAAGACCCTCAAGCTCCTCTGTACTAATAAGAGCAAACATAAGATCAGCAGTGGCGGGAAGACCGAACGACTCGCTTGTGTCAGTAAGATCAACATCACTACTACCGAAACCAGAACGAGTCGTCTGAGTAGCGGAGACGATAGGTACATTAGCCTCAACTGCAAGACCACGGAGTTCTTCAGCAATGGCTTTAATATACGAGTAAGAATTGACATTGTTGTTTGTGCGATAACGAGATGATGCACATATATTCAGATAATCTATGAATATTATATCAGGAGTAAATGACTTCTTCAGTGCGAGTTCATTTAACAATGATTTAAAATGACCTGAATGTGCAGATGCAGTAGGATACTCTTTAATTATAAGAGTTCCTTGAGTTTTTTTACTAATATTATTTACCTTATTTTCAAACATAGGTTTGGGTAAATCAGTAATGTCTTGTATATTAACATTCAATAAGTTTGCATCTATCCTTTCTGCAATCTTTTCTTCTGCCATTTCAAGAGTAATGTATAGAACATTTTTACCTTCTAGAAGAACAGAACTAGCGTGATGGCACATAAACAAAGACTTACCTACACCAGTACCTGCAAGTGCAATATTAAGTGTTTTGTTTGGGAGACCTCCCTTTGTAATTTTATTAAAGAGTTCTAGGTCGAATTGAACCCTGCTTTCTTTCCTATGATATGATTCGTATCTTGCTTCATAGTCTTCTAAGTAATCGTGCCCTACATGATTATCGAAAGAAACAGCCAAAGCATCAGAGAGAATGCTAGGAATAGCATCCCTTCCTTTTTTGTCATCTTGTCCATCTGCTAATGCAATCGACTCCATAAGTGCCAAATATATAGCACGATCTCGGCACCATTTCTCAGTTGAATCAGTTAACCATTGACTATCTATTGGTGCATCATCAAGTGTTTTTGTAGTGTCTCTTGCTTCTTTTATTTCTGTTTCTGTTAGGTCAGTACGATTCTCAATTTCAATGTTAAGTGCTTCAACTGTGATTGCAGCATCATACTTGACAATGAATTGTGTTGCCTCTTCAAATATTATCTTTTCGGTTTTATTCTCAAAATATTCTGGTTCGATGAATGGAATTACTTTACGAGAGTATTCTTCGTCAAAAATCAGATTACGAAGAATAGTAGTTTCAATTCGTTCCATATGAGTATTCTTCTTTTGCAATATTATCTAACTTTTCCATTATATCATCTGTAAAATATTTGTCTGGATTCTTATATATTTCTTTAGCATATACTTTCTTACCATCCATCTCATATCTACCCGCAACATTTTTCCAGAGACCACCCTTCTCTCCTAAGTCTAAAAGACCATAGTATTTGTCGAGTCCTCTTTCATCATAGTAAAGACGAACTTCAACTTCTTTGTTCTCTTTACTTAAACGTGACTTATGAGTCTTTGCCTTGATAATGTTTCCAATGACATCTTTTCCGTCTTTTTCTTTTTTCTTGGTAAGATAGATAATTGTAGATGCAGCATACTTGAGACCGCTGCCTCCTCCCATTTCTTTAGTTGGGACGTAAGATCCGATAACGTCATAGGTGTGATTAGTAACAATAAGTGGAATGTTTGCTTGACCAAGTTTAAGTGTAAGCATTCTGAATGCTCCTTTGACAAGTTGAGATTTGGTCATATCTCGAACCATCTTATCATTTAATGTGTCGGTAATTTCTTTCTCAGTTGAAAGCATACCTAGAGAGTCTAACACAAACATACAAGGTTTGCGATTCTCTTCTTCTGTCTTAAGGTATATATCTACTGCCTTTAGTGCCTTACCACGAAACTGTTCAATCGTTACGACATTGACAACAACAAGTCTGTTTTGATCAATTCCACGAGATGCAAGTAATCCCTTGGTGATTGCAGCTTCAGTATCAAAATAGAGGCAATACCCATCAGGGTTAGTGTCCAAAAAGTTTTTGACGACAGCAAGGGAAAAATAAGTTTTACCAGTACTAGTTTCACCAGCAATGGCAGTGATCTTATTACTAGATACCCCACCATAAATGGAACCGCTAACCACTGCATTAAAGATGTGTGATCCTGTGTCGATGAATCTTTCTGTTTCATCTATGTCTGCTGCAATTTTGGTGAAATCATCTCCGATCTCCTTAACTATTTCTTTCAAAAAATCCATACTAACTTTCTTTGCGATGATGTACTTCAACATATGATTGACACTTAGGACAAGAAAAATTACTTACAAAATCATATGCATGATCTTGACCATAAAACTCTTCTTCTAAATCGTGGTCTCCACCCCAGATGAGTTCGGTGCCACAGTGCCAACAATTCATTTTATTTTTATTATACTATTTTTTCACTTAAACGTCAAGGTTATATTGATATTCCTTTTTCTTCACGCAGTATTTTTTTATAAGGTCCGTCAGGGTTATTATCTCTGACATCTTTTACTTCTTTCAATAGATGATATAATCTTGCATCTCCTCCAAGAGAAAGAGCATTTACGATTGTTTCTAAATCGTTATCATTAATAGGTAATTCCATTAGGAAAAAAATAGTTCTAAGTTTACAGTTTTTTCAACATTCCACCCAATTGCATCTAAGATTGTTCTGAGTGGTTCAACAAAACTTTTGTCAAATTGTAAGTCGTAATCGACATACTTTTCAAGGTCAAGTTCTCTAGGAAAATCTTGAATGAATGATATCACATTCTCTTGAATAATATTAGGTTTTTTCAAATAGAGAAATTTGACCTTCTCTCCATTTCCAATGAGCGAATACTTATTGTCAATCTTTTTAGCTTTAACATAATGATTAAACAATAATGCACCCCGTATATGTATAGGAGTTCCCTTCGCATAGATTGTAGAATGTGCTTTATATTTCTGAACATTTGATGCAGTGCGAGGAAAAGCAATCTCTTCTGGTGGTAGTTTTTTGAATTGTTTTCGAGACTCATCAATGAAATCAATGACTTCTTCTTCAGTTCCATTCATCATTAACTTGAGTGCACTTTTAATTAATGCACGACAAGGTGCAGGAGTTGAAGACTTCACTGCCTCAATACCCATCATCTTAAGATTGGGTTTTTCATATCGAACACCTTCACTATCCCATACATTTAAAATATATCTCTTCTTCGCTGTCCATATACCACGGTCTGCAATATTCTCACGCTTCATTACCATCTTATTATCATAAGCATTTACGTAGTTCGCCAACGTTTCATAAGAACCCTCAATATACTTCTCAAATTCCACTTCACAGATCTTATTAATGAACGACACAATGCTCGGATTAGTCGCTTCTCTCCCTTTGTATACAGTTTCGACCAAAGGACCAAGATTAAGGTAGATGGAATCAGTATCGCTGGCAATAACATAGTCTTCACCCTCCGTTTTGAGTATTTTGTTTAAGTATGCATTCATTTTGTTTTCTATCCAACGAATAGAAACCTGCCCTGATAAGGTAATTGCTTCCGCATTTGCTAATTTATAATAGCGGAAGTATTGATTACCAATCGCACCATAGGCAGAGTTAAGAGAAATCTTCTTTGCCATCTGAATATTATTGCAACGAGCAATCTCTTTAGTCAATTCAACTGTAGGAGTTTTTTCATATTGCTTCTTTGCAGTAATCATTCTCTTCTTAAAGATAACTCTTTCGTTATACATCTTCTCCATCAGCTCTGGTAAGAACCCACGAACATCTTTACGATACATTGCACCATTTGCACAAACAGCATTATTTTTATACATCTCAAAAGTCAAATCTTCATTGAGGATTTTATCAACTGTAACCGAAGGATGTCTTGTATCCAATAATGTTTCTGGAGAAATATTATATTGCATTATTAAATGTGGATATAGACTATTCAAGTCAAAAGAAACAACCCAATCATATTTGCCAGGTATTGGTTCTTTTACATATGCACCTGCATACTTATCATTTTTATGTGTCCTATTCTTTGGAGGTATAACAATATTTCTTCTCTTCAAATAATTGTAGATAATCGTATCCCACATACGAACCTGATAGAATACATCTTCATAATTGACCTTTGCATCATATGCCATAGTCAAGGCAAGTTCAATCAACTTCATCTTGTCCTCAAGACGGTCAACCAGTTCAACGTCAATGATGTTGTATTCTACAAACTTCTGCCAACCTTGAGTATAGAAGTCTTTGAATGTATCAAACTCTGAGTGGTCAAGTTTCTTTTGCCCAAGTTCTACACTTGCAATATAATCCAAACGATATGACTCTTGTGCCTTGTAAGTAAACTTCTTATATAAGTCAAGATAATCTAACTGCGATACACCACCAATATCATAAGATATTTGTTTACGTCCCATTATCGTAGTTTCTTCTTCAGTTACAAGACCCCAAGGTGACATTCTCTTCTTAAGTTTCTCACCAAGTATACGATCAATACGACGACAAAGATATGGAATATCATAAAACTTACTGTTCCAACCAGTTATAACTTCTGGTGTATTATCTTCAATCATCCACCAGTTGATGAAATCTGTTAGAAGTTCATATTCTGTAGTGAATGATTTATAAGTAACATTCTCTTGCTTATTATTAAATGCACCAAGACCCCAAGTGCGTATTTGTTTTGTTGTATAATCTTGTAATGATATAAGTAATATTTCTTCTGCAGCAGATTCTACATCAGGGAATCCATATTCAGACTTTACCTCAATATCAATTGTGGTTAATTTAATTCTTTCGATATCAAACTTTAATTCTTGCTCTGGATACTTGTCTGAAATATATTGATAGATAAATCTTTCATTACCATAAATGTTAAAGTTTTCAACCTCATTATAATTTTTTATAAAGTCCCGACATTCACGAACTGTTCCAGGTTCAATTGGTTCAACGGGCAAACCATCAAGTGTTTTATATTTTGTCTTTCTTTTTGAATCTACAAATAATGTTGGATAGAACTTTTCACGAGTAGCAAAGTGTTTACCATCTTCATATCCACGAACCAAGAAATTATCTCCGACCATTTGGACGTTGGTATAAAATCTCATTACGTAGTTAGTTCAGTATATTTGTCCTTAATTGTACCATTTGGGTCTGCAATCGTCAATATATCTTCAGCACGAATCATAAACTCTGTTTGATTTGTAATATCTGCTTTCCAAGGAACCATATCATCAATACCATTATATACATATGGTTTGATTAGTTTACAATTAGGATCACCTAACTGAGCATCTATCTCTACAATCTCTGCAATCAAAGTGCAGTGAGCATTTAACATTATACATTTAATCATCATCTTCTTCCTCTTCTTCCTCCATTTCAAAAGTCTTCAATTTATCTAGGTATAATTGAGTTACTGACTCAAGTGGTTCAACAACAGTTAATACACTGTCTACAGGAATTATCATTTGACTATCTTTAGATAATATTATCCACGGTAGTAAAGTAACATTAATACCAAAATCACCATCTTTCTTTTCTTCTTCAGTCATAAATTGTTTTTCATTAATCTCAACTGTATGAGGATTTTCAAGTAAATATGCTTGTGGTTCATCCTTTCCCTCTGCAGATAATTCTTTCATATCTGATATGAGTTGCTCTCCAGTTTTAAGTAAAGTAAGTTTGATTGACATTTTTCTATCTAATTAACTGGTAGATTCCTATAGCCGCTTATGCTGAACCTACCAAAGGGCATAACCGCAGCCAGTATTTCTCTGACAAATATATTATAGCACAACTTTTCCAATTGTCCAACTTTTGTATCCAAAAGCATCTATTGTATCATGAGTATCAATTTCACTTTGCTCTGGTATTACCACACAATATCCAATACCAAGATTAAAAACTTTTTTCATTTCCTCTTCTGGTATCTCACCTGCTGACATTATCTTTTGAAATATTTTAGGTAACGGCCAAGAATTATAATCAATATCTGCCTTTAATCCATCAGGTAAACATCGTGGTAGATTCTCTGGAATACCACCCCCAGTGATATGTGCCATACCTAATATAGGAACTTCATTTATAAGTTCCATTATAAGTGGAGCATAGATATGAGTTGGTGTTAAAAGTTTTTTCGTTGCTTTTAATTTTTTCTGTCTTATTAAATGATTAACTAAACTGTAACCATTACTATGAATACCACTACTTTCAATTCCGATTATAAGGTCTCCTTCTTGAATAATTGAACCATCAATTATTTCAGATGACTCAACGATTCCTGTGCTAAATCCTGCAAGGTCAATATCAAAAGTCATTGGATGTTCGGCAGTTTCACCACCAATAAGTTCAACACCTGCTAACTCACATCCTTTAATGATACCTGTCATAATATCATCTACCTTGGTATTAATCGTATTAAGAGAAATATAATCTAAAAAATATAAAGGTTTTGCACCACAAGTGATTATATCATTAACACACATTGCAACTAAATCTATACCTATAGTTTTATAGTTGTCTAGTCTACTACAAATACAAATTTTTGTTCCAACTCCATCAGTACCAGAAACTAAAATAGGTTCCTCATATCCACGAGGAACCTTGAACATACCACCGAATCCACCGATGGTAGGTACTTTTTGTTTTAGTCTTTCAACGAAAGCATTACCTGCTTCAATATCAACACCTGATGATTTATAGGTAGTTTTTTCTTGCATGATGTTCTGGGACTATCTTACCCAATTTGACGGTAAGTAATCCATCTTTAAATAGAACCTCTCTGACTTCAATATCTTCTGATAGTGACCAGGTTCTGTTGAAAGATCGTTGAGCCAGTCCTTGATAGACATACTCGGATTCTTTCTCTTTTTCTTTTTTCTTTCCTTCGACAATAAGTTTTCCATATTCAGTATAAACATGAAGTTCATTTTTACTAAATCCTGCTAATGCTATTTCTAGTATTGATTCAACATTATTTACGTGAATAAGATTGTAGGGTGGATAGTTTGTTGCGGTTTCGTAAGAATTGAAAAAATTATCTAGGTATGAGTCCATACCAATTCCATTCTTAGAAATAATCTTCATTAGTTCTGGAAGATTAGCAGAGTGATACTTCTGTAGTGAAGTCATAATAGTTCTCCTTTAAAAGCGAGTGTAAATTGTGAACCCTTTCGGCATTCTCAATTATTTAACAATACACTACCACTTTTCCATAACAATCTCTATGGTATTATCAACATCCATATGTTCGGTTGTTACATTAAAACCTTTTGATTGTGCGGTTTTTACTACAGCATATTTTGCATATGCCTGAGTTACTTTCTGTAGGAATCTTTCAATAGGAAATGATTCATGCCAAGTATCAACCTCAGTAACTAATTCAAATACTCCGTCATCATTAATCTTGAATCCAGCTGTCATAGGTCTCATTACTTCCAGACTTGTATCATACTTAGTTACTCCTATTTCAACTTGAACTTCTTCGTGTTGATGATTAGAAGGATTTTTCAACAATACATTTTCTGTTCCAGTATATCCAATACTAAGTAATGCTTTGATTAAAAAATCTTTATCCTTCAGTTTCGTTTTGATGTTGGTGAAGTGAGACATTTTGTTTCTGATAATATTCTGGTTTTAATTCTCTAGACTTAACATTACCTAGAGTATCTTCTATTTCTTTTGTAATATCTATACAAGTATCATTTGTTACTCCTTGAACTTCTTCAGTAACATTACCGTCTTGGTCAATACGAAAAATAATTCTTTGCATGTTTCTATAGCATAAAAAAAAAGACCCTCTGCCCCACTCTCTTGAGTTGCATCTTAGGTCTAAAAAAGGAGGGAGGTTGGGTTCCTGTGTACCAACAAAAGATGGGCATTACTACAGAGTAAATACATCTTTGCCTGAGACCCGACTGGTAAGTCGATTCTGCTTTCGCAGCAGCACCACCTGTGTCTCATCACCTTAACCAGCGATTGCCAGTAAGTTTATTCAGTCACTCCCATTGTTGCGTCCAACAATATAAGTATAGCACAAAAAAAGGAGGTGTCAACCCCCTTAACCAATTTATTGAGAAATAGCAAAAACTCTATTCAATGTAGTAACTTGTTCATCTTTCCATCTAGCAGCAACTTTTTCCCAATTGTTACCAGTTTTATGACCCATCTCACCTTTCATATACTTGTCCATCCAGTAGCAAGCATATGATACAGTTCTAGTTAACCCATTGGCATTGTTCCAAAGAGTAGTTTTATCTGGAAACATTTTACCATTGACCCACTCCCATACTATGTGGGTGATACCATCCCAGTCTTTACCTTTAGTATTACATGCTCTTTGATCTATGTCTTTTAAACCTGCAATAAGATCATCATTATAGCATCCATATTTTCTAAATGACATTAATGCTAGACAAATAAGTGCTTGATCCCAATTAGCAGATATTGTAATAATCTCATCAAGTGCTTTTATTTCTTCTAAGAATGCACCTACTTGACCTGTTAGGTATTCTGTTTTTATATTTGGTTGATTCCATTCATCAGGAAACATAAATGAAGCTGCTCTATTTAAACCTGTTAGAATTGCACCTTTTTTTAGTTTTTCTGATTTTGGAGTATAGTTGTATATTCCAGAAAGAATTCCATACATTTTTTCTTGATTTCTTTCAACACTATCAGGTGAATCAAAAGTATTATATGATTCTCTTATACGATCAACACTATCAAAAGAATATTCAATAACAAATACTTTTTCTGGAATAGAATCTGATCCTCCTTTCTTCCAATTTAATGCTCTGGTATTAGAATCAATTCTCCATAACTTTCCTGCCTTATATTTCTTTCCAAAAACTGTATCTGCTTTAGTAAGTTTAGCAACGAATACCACTACATGTTCTGGCATCAATATTGATAAATGTTTCTGTGCTTTACTTAATCTTCCCTCTGTATTTCTCTGGCAGAATACTTCATCTAATTCTGCGAAATCATCATAATCCATCCAATATGACTTAATGATATTACTATTATGATATGGTTTAATGGGTACTATATCCCCATCACTTCTATAAACTGGCATTTTTACCTCTGGTTATAAACTAAAACACTTCCCAAAAGGAGGGTCGTGCGAGATAAAGATACTATAGCATAAAAAAAGGAGGTGTCAACCCTCCCCTTCTTCTTTCTTCTTTTTAGCACCAATATTATATTTCGTCTCTAAAATCCATTCACCTTTATCTTTAAATGATAACACTTTGATTTGATTAAGAGGTGCAATGTCTTGTATGCGGACTACATCGACCACACCAACCAATCCCCAATCAGCAAGAAGCTGAGCAATACGGTTGCGACGCTGAACATCGTTAGAAGTAAGGTTAGCGTGTTTTCCATCAAGAGCAAAAAGTTCTTTAAAGTGGACAAGATAATACCTCCCTTGCTTATGAAGTATGTGACAACTTTGATATATTTTCTTTTCTTTCCTACTTGCTACACCAATTCTTGTGAGAGTTTCTCTGACTTTCAGGAAATCATCTGGTTCATTCAATGTTACCTCCACCATTTGGTCGGGAGACCATGTGACGACAGGTTCTTTAACAACACTCATTTCGCTCCTCCAGTATCAAATTTAGATTTTATAAAGTTGAGTTGTTTTTTTGTCAGAATTTTCAAAGCTTGTTTTGCTTTTTCGTTACTATAACCATAATAACGTTTTACATAATCAAGGTCTTTAATCATATCCTTACGAAGCCAAGGAGAGAATCTCTTCTTAGTTCTGAGAGTATTTATATAAAAGTCGTATTGCATCCGCTTTGGTAAGAAATTATACTTATTCATTTCGTTAGCAAAAAGGATTGCATCTAAGTGTCCTGAGAAACAACGATTGATTATGTATGGTGGATATTCCTTCTCTACTAAAGGGTCTTCATCTATTAAATTTTTCTTTGTTTGGTTAATTGAATTTAACCAGTCTTTAAGTTCCATCTTCATTATCAAAATAATTTGCACAAGAGCAAACAAGATTACGATCTCCATAAACATTATCAATTCTTGATACAGCAGGCCCAAAATTTATTAGTTTGATCTATAGGGTATGCTGCCTGTTCTCTTGTATAATTATACACCCATTCTGAAGAACACACAACCTTTGCAGTATGTGGTGCATTCTTTAGTATATCTTTATCAGTATATATTTCCCTGCTTATCATTTCCATTGCATCTACAAATCTTTTAAGTTCATTCTAATGATTCACTTTCAGTTGGTTCTACCATCATAGTATTTAAAACAGGCCAAGAAAGTGTAGGAGCATGGAAACCATAATCCATCAATCTCTTTGCAACATCCTCTGCAGTAACAGGTAATGTTCTACAATCAAATATACATTCGTGTGCGATTCTATCATTAGCACCTTTGTATAATACTTTAAAGTATGGATCTATTTTATGTGCCAACCAATTAGCAGTTAGTAAAGATACCTCTGTTGCTTTCTGCAATCCATCACCACCCATCATACGAATATACATCCAACTGATAGGTAATATACTTGCACTACCATATTCTGCTGATGATACTCTATGAGTAACAAAGGATGTTAAGTGCTTTGCAACACCGATAGGCCCTACTCCTGGCCCACCACCACCGTGTGGTATACAGAAAGTTTTATGTAGATTTAGATGACATACATCTGCACCATAATCACAAGGTTTTGCAAGACATACCTGTGCATTTAAATTAGCACCATCAAGATATACCTGACCACCATTATCATGAACTATTCTACAGATATCTTTAATTGTAGATTCAAACACACCATGAGTTGACGGGTATGTAATCATTATACAAGAGAGTTCAAACGTATTCATTATTGCTTTCTTCTCTAAATCTTTCAAATCAATATTTCCATCATCATCACAGTTTACAGGAACTATCTTCATACCTGCCATAACTGCTGATGCAGGGATTAGTTCCGTGTGCACTTGTAGGAATCAAACATACATTTCTCTTATCATCACCCTGACTTCTATGATATTCTTGTATTGCTAATAGACCCGCATACTCACCCTGTGATCCTGCGTTAGGTTGTAATGATATAGTATCAATCCTGTGATCTCACACAACCTCCTTATAATTCATTGATGATAAATCATATCCTTCAGTATGACTTCTAGGTGCAAACGGATGCATATTAGCAAACTCAGGCCAAGATACAGGCATCAGTTCTGCTGCTGCATTTAATTTCATTGTGCAACTACCAAGTGGTATCATACCATTAACAAGAGAAAAATCTTTCTGAACTAATTCATTAATATATCTCATCATATTGGTTTCACTATGATACTTTTCAAAGACATCTTGTTGCAACCAAGGTTTAGTTCTCTCTGGTAACTCAACCATCTATAATCTCCTATAGAATCAATCACATGATCAATCGTATCCCATTTATTAACTAGATCTTGTTGTGACCATATGATTTCTTTTATCTCTTGAAGAGTAGTAAGTTCATCTTAATGTTATTATAGTATAACCATCTTCATATCTAACATTATATCCTTCCAAAGCAAGGAAACTTTTAAATCTTATTGTGTCGAATCCCTCTGCTTTATCAACCTCTATTCCTAACCAAGATAATCCAGTCATAAAGTTTGTCTATAAAGTAATATTCTTTTTGCTATTGTTTTAAGACCCTCTGCACCATGATATGCAGCATAGAAACCAGACATGTTTGCTAGTAATGCTTGTGCTGTGCATATGTTAGATGTTGCCTTATCCCTTCTTATATGCTGCTCTCTTGTCTGTAGTGCTAGTCTTAGTGCTTTGTTACCTTGACTGTCTATTGATTGACCTACAATTCTACCAGGTATCTTTCTTTTATACTTATCAGTTACAGCAAAGAACGCAGCATGTGGCCCACCAAATCCCATTGGTATACCAAACCTTTGCATACTACCAACTGCAATATCAAATCCCATCTCTCCTACAGGTTTCATCAATACCTGACACATAGGATCTACAACTGCAATCTTCATACATTTAGAAACTTCTGCTAATCTTAACAATCCATCTGGAGATTTTAACTTACCATGACTATTTGGAAGTTGAACTAATAATCCAAATGCATCTGCAAAGAAAGATTATTGGTATTGCATCATCTAAATTAATTTTAATTATATTAATATCTAATGGTCTTGCTCTTGTTTTGTAATACTTCTAATGTCTGTGGAAATATTTTATCGTCAAACTATAAAATCCTTTTTCTTGCCTTGATTATATGCAAGTATCATTGCTTCAGCAGCAGCAGTTCCTTCATCCAATAATGATGCATTTGCTACTGGCAATCCAGTGAGTTCGGTAATCAGTGTTTGATAATTAAATAATGCTTCTAATCTACCCTGTGATATCTCTGCCTGATATGTGTGTAAGATGTATACCATGCAGGATTTTCAAATACATTTCTCTGTATTACTGGTGGTGTAATTGTTCCATAATATCCTTGACCAATCAAAGTTCTTTTAACA